TAGCTGGAGAGTACGGAGATCTCACTAAGAGAGATATTAAGATTAAGAGATCTGGAGCAAAGGGTAGCCTTAAGACTACATACCAGTATTTCCCTAAGGATCCTAGTGAGATGGAGATCCCAGAGCCTCAGAACTTAGTAGGCTCACTTATCTTAGATCTGGATCGTGAGGATCAGATTAAGGCTATCGAGGGTAGATTACAGCTTAACAAGGGTAACAATAACGATAGTAACAATGACAGCGGAGCAGGAGCTACAAGAGTATTTTAAGGCAGGGAGGGAGGCTAAAAACCTCCCTCTTTTATTAAACAGGAGGATACAGGATGGCAAGAGAGATACAGGTAGATATGAGTAGAGAGAGCGTGGATCTGGAGGATCTTAGTAGCCGATTAGCTCATAAAAAAGTATGTAATATAAATTTGAAAAGAAACCAGAATACCTTACTTAAAGGGCTGGAGGTAATAAATGAGCTGGTAAAGAGCGGTAGGCTCCATGCTGAGGGAGAGTATGAGATTATCCGTACTCCAGAGAGGCTTAAGGAGGTAATGGAAACCTACTTAACTGGAGTAAGTGAGTATGTACTGGATGTGGAAACTACAGGGCTGGATGTGTATAACGATATTTTAGTAGGTATCTGTTTATATAATCCAGATCTCCCTAGTTTCTATGTACCGTTTAATCATACGGATCTCCAGAATAAGAGAGTTGAGGGGCAAATGACAGAGGAGGAGTGTAAGGCGGTTATGCTCCCTTATCTGGCTAACGGATCCCTTAAGTGCATCAACCACAATATTAAGTTTGATGATAAAGTAGTTACTTTTCAGTGGGGGCAGAGGATAGCTAATGTGTGGTGGGATACTAACATAGCTGGATGGGTACTCAATGAGAATGAGAAACACGGATTAAAACCGATGTATAACAAGTATATCCTTAATGGGGAGGGCTCAGATGAGGATTTTGGAGATCTCTTTGAGGGTATCCCATGTAACTATATTCCTATTGATATTTTCGCTATTTATGGTGCTAACGATGGTTTTAAAACATGGGCTCTGTATCAATTCCAGAAAAAGTATCTTAGAGAGGATCATCCGAGAGCAGACTACAGAAAGCTCTATCATGTGTTTAGAGATATTGAGATGCCTCTTATTGATGTTTGTATGGATATGGAGCTTAGAGGTGTAGAGATCCGTGAGGATTATGCTAAGGAGCTCTCTGTAAAATTTAATGCAGAGATGGCGGAGAAAGAAAAGCTCTGTGATGAGTATGTAGCTAAGTTTGATAAGTTTATAGAAGAAAATCCTACTCTTATGAGATTAACTAAGGGTACTAAGAAAATCAATTATAACAGCCCTCAGCAGGTGGCTTGTTTATTCTATGATATTTTCAAACTGAAAAGCGTATCCAGAAAAGAGCCGAGAGGTACAGGAGATAAGATAGTACAACAGCATAGAAACAAGGCTAAAAAGGCAGGTACTAAAAAGGGAGAGGAGTTTATCCAGTTTTTAGATAACTACCAGAGATATAAAGAGTGTGGAAAGCTCTTAGGAACTTATATAGATAAGATCCCAGAGGTTAAGTGTGCTAAGACTAATGCAGTACATACCACATATAACCAGTATGGAGCTAAAACAGGTAGATTTTCAAGTAGTGATACAGTTACTAAGATCAACCTCCAGAATATCCCTAGCCATGAGAAAAGCATCCGTAAGATCTTTAGAGCCAGAGATGGTTATAAGTTTGTAGGCGGAGATTTTAGCCAGATTGAGCCACGAGTACTCTCTTATGTATCTGGAGATGAGGCTATGCAGGAGGCATACAGAGAGGGTAAAGATCTGTATGCTATCATGGGATCTAAGGTTTACGGAGTGCCTTATGAGGATTGTAGAGAGTTTTATCCAGATGGTACGGTAAACGCTGAGGGTAAGCACAGGCGTACAACTATGAAAAGTGTACTCTTAGGTATTATGTACGAGCGTGGAGCTAAAGCCATCGGAGAGCAGTTTGATAAGAGTGCTGAGTGGGCTCAGAAACTTATTGATGATTTTTATAAGAGTTTTCCTAAGATCCAACAGCTCCGCCTTAAGGTAGAGAAGATGGCGGAGGAGTACGGATATGTAACTACCATACAGGGCAGAAAGAGAAGATTACCAGAGATGCAGTTACCAGATCACGATGATTACCGCTATCAAGAGGCTCACAGGCAGAGCCTTAACGCTGTAATACAGGGATCCAGTGCGGATATTATGAAATTAGCTATGATCGCTATTTACAATGATCCTCAGTATAAGGCTCTGGATTGCCACATGGTAATAACCGTACATGATGAGTTAATTATGGAGGTACCAGAGGATCATATTAAGGAGGGAGCAGATCTTTTAGTAAATACTATGAAAAGAGTAGGACACAGCCTTATAGATCTCCCTATGAGCGTAGATGCTGAGGTAAATGATTACTGGTATGGAGAAAACTTAGCGGATGAGTATTTAGAGGAGGAGTAAGCCTATGGGATATTTTCCTTTACCAGAGCTAAAGGGTAAACCTAACAGGATCTTTGTAGATGGTAAAACTCTAAATCAGATAGCTAAGGAGAGCGGTATAAGGCTTGATACCGTACAGCATAGATATAGCAGAGGTATAAGAGATTATGAGGGCTTAACAAAGCCCTCTCATATCAGAGTAGAGCACGAAAAGGCACAGAGGAAAACCTACTCTATAATGAGTGCTGGAGAGAGAGTAATGGAGAGGATCTGGGAGCTGGATATACCGCTCCAGACTATCTCCGATAAAACAGGGATAAGTAGATCCACAATATACGCCTTTTTATACAACGGTACAGATCTTAGCAGTATGAGGCTTGCTAAGATCTGTAGCCTTTTAGGATTATCAATGGATTATGTGATGGGATTAAAGGAGAAACCAGATGGCAAAATGTAAATACTGTGGAGCTGAGGTAGCAATAGGGGCGAGATGTACATATTGTGGCAGTAAGGCGGAGAGCTGGTACTATTCTGGAGAAGAAAAGAAACAGGAGCCTAAAAAGAAGAAAGCCTCACATGATAGAGTAAGAGATTTGTTTAATGGAAAGATCTATATTGTAAAAAAGGGAGATTGCCTCTGGAATATCGCTAAAAATTTGTATGGATCTGGAGCAGAGTATTACAGGTTAGTAAAGTTAAATAATATACAGGATCCTAACCATATAGAGGTAGGCTGGAAACTGTATTATTAAGGAGGATAATTAAGATGAGTGTGTTAAGTAACAGAGTTGTTTTTAATGATGAGTGGGATGACATACAGAAAGATCCACTTTTTGAAAAAGAGATAAGTAAGAGAGTTGGTGTTATTGTTAAAGATGGGAGAATTTTAGAGGGGTGTAGGTATGAGTTTGATACTAATAGGTGGATGTATGGGTTATATCAAATTCCTAATACTCAGATTGTAAAATGGTTTTATATGGAGGAGGAAAATATTGAGGTATAAAGTATATGATGAGGAAGATAAGAAAGAGAGAACTCTGGAGGAGTGCGTAACTCCGTTAGAGGTAGGATCTGTAAGGAGAGTACAGGTTAAAAAGGGAGATACAAGAGAGGTACACCACTTTAGAGTACTGGAGGAATTAAAAGCATGAGAGTGTATATAGCTGGAGCTATGACAGGAGTGTTTAAGTATAAAGAGAAATTTATTGAGGCTGAGGAGTATATAAGAGGGCTGGGGCATATAGTACTTAATCCCTCATTTTTACCAGAGGGGCTCTCAGATTATTACGAGATCAATAAGGCTATGATAGATCAATGTGATGCTATTTATGTTCTTTTGAATTATGAAAACTCTAAGGGTACAAAGAAAGAGATTGAGTATGCAGAGAGTACAGGTAAGCAGGTAATTTATCAGAATAGTACAGAGGTAAGAGATCAGAACGGTAACTCATGGAGCTGGGTAAATAGACCTTTAGGGTATAGTGATTATCCTATAGGATATGGTAATTACTGGGAGTATCCGTGGAGAAGATGTTGGTAAAAATTTAATCTAAAGAAACCTCCTTTATGTGATTAGGATCGATCAAAACATAAAGGAGGTTTTTCTATTGAAAGTAGATATTTTTAACACAGAAAACAAGTATAAGATAATCTATGCAGATCCAGCATGGCTGTATAGAGATAAGGCGGTAGCAGGAGGGAGAGGGGCTGGATGCCATTATACAGTAACCAGATTAGAGGATATAAAGGCTCTCCCTGTAGAAAAGTTAGCAGATGATGATAGTGTGCTTTTTATGTGGGTTACAATGCCATTTTTAGAGGAGGCTTTTGATGTGATGAGATCATGGGGATTTGAGTATAAAACCTGTGCTTTTACATGGATAAAGCAGAATAAGAAAGCAGATACTCTCTTTTGGGGTATGGGTAATTGGACTAGAGCTAATGCGGAGTTATGTTTATTAGGTGTAAGAGGAAAGCCTAAGAGAATGGATGCAGGAGTACATAGTGTAATTATGAGCCACATAGAGGAGCACAGTAAAAAACCAGCGGAAACAAGAGATAGAATTGTAAAGCTAATGGCAGGGGGGGGGCTACCTAAAATAGAGCTCTTTGCAAGACAGTGTATAGATGGATGGGATTGTTGGGGAAATGAGGTATAAGAATTGTAGGAGGTGTAAAAAGCCTCCTCTTTTTTTATCTAAATTTACTTACCGTTTGTGATTAGGTTACTTATCAATCAAAACAGGAGGATCAAGGATGGTAAGACAGATTAAAAGAAAATGGAGAAGATTTTACAGAACTCATAGAGAGGGCTGTGAGTTGGTAGGAGATTTTATTGGGGCTGTAAGTATTTTTGTATTTTTATTTGAGCTCTATATCATCGGAGTTATGTTAGGAGGTCACTAATGGGAAATATAATTTTAGGGCTTTTGTTAGTTGGCTACATAGTGGTTACTATCGTAAATCTGGTAATTGAGGTAAAGAGAGATAAAGAAACCAGACCTCTAAGGATAAGAGAAAGCAGATCCCAGATGTATTTAGCTTTTGAGCTTGCCAGATTTAATAAAAATATTGAAAAAGCTAGAGAGGAGGCGGAAAAGTAATGGGATTAAAGAGCTTAATAGCAGTAGCACAAGGAAAAAATGCAGAGAGTGTATCCTTTGAGGATAAGTTTCTTAAAAACTATGAGGAGGCTGTAAAGGCTAAGGAGTTGGAGGAGAGGCAGGTAGCCCCATCTGAGTATATCCGCCCATCTTCTATGTATGGCTGTGAGCGTATGTTATTTTTCCAGAGAGTACACGGAGGCTCCCAGAACGGAGAGCAGAGTGAGGTAAATCTTATTGAGATATGCCAGAGCGGTACAGATAGGCACTTAGACATACAGCATATAGTAGAGCGTATGGAGGGCGTAGAGTGCTTAGATCTGGAGGAAATGGTAAAAGAGGCACAGGCTAAAGGCATTAAAACAGAGTTTGTAGGCTGGAATGAGGATCATACAGAGGGCAGGTGTAAAAATGATGAGCTCTCTATCTATTTCCAGCCAGACGGAGTTATTAGATTTAATGGTAAGGATGTGATTTTAGAGATTAAAACAGAGAGTACTTACCAGTTTAGTAACCGTTATGAGCCTAAGGCGGATCATAAGTGGCAAGCTACTTGTTACGGTATGGGGCTGGGGATAGATTATATCCTTTTCTTTTATGAGGATCGTAATTTCTGTAAAAAGAAACCGTACCTCTGGAAAATAACCGACGAGATGAAACAGGCAGTACTTAACAAGATACGAACTGTAAACAGTGCTTGTAAGACAGGGATCCCTCCAGAGAAAGATGATAGCAAGTGTACATACTGTAGATATAAAAATGAGTGTGCTTTAGTGGATGCTGGTAAGTGGGTACATCCTAACCCTCCAGAAAAGCCTCAGACAGCTCAGAAAGATACAAACAGAAAAAAGGCTAATAAGTCTACAGGTAAAAAGAAAAAAGCCTCTACAGGGCAAAATACAGCGTTGAGAGCGGTATGTGGTAACTGTGAGCATTGTGGTAGAGAGCTGGGAGCTTACTACTGTAGCATTGATAAAGAGGGATCTATGTATGTAGATCGCAGAAAGAAATGTAAGTTTACTCCTAGCAGATTTAAGGGGGTACAGGATGGCAAGTAATAACATCGGTAAAACCTTTGAGCAGGAGTTTAAGGAGTGTGTACCTCCAGATTATTACCTGTACCGCCTAAAGGATGATACAAGCGGATTTTATGGAGTATCTAATCCATGTGATTATATCCTTTTCAGATCTCCTTATCTCTTTCTGGTAGAGCTTAAAACTCATAAGGGAAAGAGCCTACCGATAGCTAAGATCAGACCTAACCAGATACAGGGAATGGAGAAAGCTACTCATTATGAGGGAGTGTACGGAGGCTTTTTAATCAATTTTAGAGAGCTGGAGGAAACATATTACATAACCGTACAGGATGTGATCCAGTTTACTCAGACAGAGGAGAGAAAGAGTATACCTGTAGAGTGGTGTAGGGATCACGGAGTAAAGATAGAGCAGAAAAAGAAAAGAGTGAGATACAGCTACGATCTGGAGAGCTGGTTAAGGAGGTACTATGGAAAATCCGTGTAGTAATTGTGATAGTACATTAATGGAGATGTGTTTACTTATTAGACATTGTGAGCACTTTGTAACAAAGAAATCTAAAGAGGAGAGCAGGTGTAAAGAGTATGTAGGAGTTACCTGTGTAAATGGTGGATGCCCTAACGCTATGGCGGATGAGTACCCAGAGTATGGCTATGAACATTGTACCTGTGAGGAGTGTGGATATTATAAGGGCTGTGAGGATTGTGCCTTAGCAGGTACAGAGCATTGTAATAAGGCTCCTACAGGAGGAGGTAAAGATGGTACAGAGTGATAAATTAAAGAAAATCATAGCAGAGGTAAAAGAGGAGAGCTCCCCTGTAATAACCCTCTCAAATGAGTTAATAGCAGATTTTAGTAAGGAGCTTGATAGTGCTATCTCAGAGCTGGATATGATTATGGAAAGCATAGGAGAAAACTCTATAGAGGATATACCAGATAGTCAGATAGAGTATTACTGTGTTAAGATCCCAGCCCTTATGTACTATGCAGGGCAGAGAGTAGAGGAGCTGGGTATGCAGGTAGATCTAGCCTCTAACGCTAAGAAAAGTGCTCAAAATGAGGCGATGGTAAAAGTATCTGGTACTGTGCAGGAGAAAAAAGCCAGAGTAGAACAGCTCACAGAGGATAAAGCCTTAGTAGAGGCTATTTACCGCAGAGCTTATAACAGCCTCAAAGTTAAGTTAGAGATGGCTGAGAAGATCTACAGCGGATTAAAGAAATCCCTCTCAAAGAGGATAGCAGAGGTAGATCTGGATAGATTTAGTAAGGATAAATATACCAGAGAGCCAGAGGATCCTATGGAGGATTAAGCCTATGGAGCGGTGGGCTTATGAGTACTTTAGGAGACAAGCCATAGAGGATAGAT